AGTGTGAAACTAAAGCGTCAAATTGACTTTGTTTTAATTGTACTTTTACTTTTTTATTTACAATATTTTCGTAAACAATCAAAGTATTTTTTAATAATAAAGTTGCTTCATTTTCGTTTATAGATTTATCGTTTAACTTTACTTTTTTGCCGTCAGTGTATTTAGTTGAACCATATCCAATGGTAGCAACTCCAGCAGGACAAAGATAAGGTTTAGAGATAAATCCTTCGAAATGTTTAATTAAATCAATTCCTATTTGTGATGTTTTCATAATTTATTTATTTGTAAATAACCAAAAAAAGAATCCTATTATTGCCGTAATTAACCCCTTTGCAACGTACTTGACATTTTGCATATTTTCGTCGATAAGTAACTGCTTCTCTTCCAATTTATCAACTTTATTTTCAAGAGTTTCCAGCAAATGAATAACGCCTTTTTTACCGTTTAATTCTGTACCAGTTAATAAGTTACGAATGTCTTTCGTAACCTCCTTAACATCGGTTAAATCGGTTTTATAAACTTTAAAATGATTTTCTAAACGGTCAACTTTTTCTTCGAGTAATGCCATAGGGGGTAATGTTTTAACAAAAATACAAAAAATATCCCCTAAATTTAATTAGGGGATAGAATAATTTACTGCGAAACTTTTCCGCCTGTTACATTGTTGTCTTTAGCAACAATTAAGCCTATCCCAGCGGTCACTCCTACTACAGCTTCATTTAACTTAGTTGGGTCGTTTACATACATTGCAATTGCTCCAATAATTAACGCTATCCCTGATAACGTAGTTTTCCAGTTTTTCATATTTATTTAATTTTACGTGTTAATCCTAATTTTTCTATTATTAAATTTTCAAGGTATGAATTATCTTCTGCCCAATTTGCGTATTCTTGCTCGTTTATTTCAATATTTCCGCAAGCTAAATTTTCTCCTAATTCAGACTGCACCTCGTAATAAGTACTACATGATAAATCAGTAGTACTATTAATAATTGGTCTTACTAATAATTGAATACCTATTTTTAAAGGCAACCCTAATTTAATTTCGTTTATTTGTATCATTTTTATTTATTAATTATTAATGTGATACCCAAGCAGTGCCGTTGTAAAATACAGGACAAACAACCGAACCGCCACCGACTAAAGCTCCTAAATATGTAGGTGATAAAGCATCGGTAACATAAGCGGTATCTCCTTGGACTCCTGCCGGTAACGTGGCGACCGTGTAGTTTTTCAGTCTTACCGTTGTGCCTGCTTTAATTGTACTCGACACGGCTATAGCCCCAGATACTTGTAGTTTATCTCCTGCTATCCCATTATCGGTAATAGTACCTATTAATAGATTTCCATTTTTCTTTAAAATAAATGACCTGCTATTGTCTTGCTCTTGCCTGAAGTACATATCTCCCCCTCCGAGTATTGCGTTCTCGAAATATACGGCGGTTCTATTAAACAATATTCCAGTACCATCCACAGACATTGAACCTAACGCATCAACTAATTGGAATGTCTTAGTAGGTGTAGATGTACCTATACCTAATCTTTTATTAGCATTATCCCAAAAAAGATTTGAGCTTCCAGATATGTTTGTACCGCTACCCCAAAAAGAAATATTTCCAATAGTGCCACTTCCTCCCACCTTTAATGCCAAAGCATCAAAAACAGCATCTTCACTCGGCGACTTATCGGTTACTCCGTTTGTGATTGTTTGGGTTACTAATTGAACAGCACTACCGTTAGCCATAAGAGCTTGAGTAGAAGTACCTCCTGTTTTTATAAAAGAATTTGCATTAATATTTCCTGTTTTAGTTACATTTAAAGTTTCAACATTATTGTTTGTTACTTTTAATATTTTACCTGTTGACGCAGTTGTTCCATTTATATTTAATGCATCTCCAGAACTTGTATTCTCTATTTTTAAACCATCATTTGTAGATAAATTTTCAATATAAGCACCTGCGATATTAGCCTGAATATAAA